CACTGTGATCTGCTTCCTGGTCGGGCAGGTGGTCAAGGCCACTGGACTGGACAATAAGTGGATTCCCATCATCTGCGGCGTATTTGGCGCGGCGCTGGGTATTCTCGGCATGTTTATTATGCCCGAGTTCCCGGCCAGCGATTACCTTACTGCCGCCGCCGTTGGGATTGTGAGCGGCCTCGCGGCCACTGGTATCAATCAGGTCTATAAGCAGTTGACTAAGGAGGGCTGATGCCCATGGAGTGGGTAGGCCCACTGATTTCCGGCGCGGCGGTCGTCCTGGTGGCTATCATCGAGGCGATTGCCGCGCGGGAACGGAAACGCATCAAAGCGGACAACCAGAAGAGCGATGCCCTTATGAATGGGGTACAGGCTCTGCTAAGACGTGAAATCATTGCCGAGTACAACCACTACTCCGAACAACGTTATATCCCGATTTATGGGATGGAGAACGTGCTGGACATGTACAATGCCTACAAGGAGTTGGGTGGGAATGGCATGGCGGCAAAACTGGTGGAGGCCCTGAAACAACTGCCCACAGAGCCGCCGGATAGAACGGAGGGTGGTTCAAATGCCGAGTAATCTGCTGAATGCTGACACCGGTTTCCCGGATTTAATGGGGAACCAGAGCACGGATGAGAAGTTCCGCATGGTGAGCGATTACCTATACATGCTGCTGGAGCAGCTTCGCTACTCAATGGCGAATCTTGGGCGGGAAAACTTCAACGACACCGCCTTTCAGGAGATTGCGGGCCTGATTACGGAGCCGGTTTATATCCAGCTCAAGGACGTGGAGGGAAACCTGTCCTCTCTGACGGTGACCGCGGAGCAGTTGATTTCCCGCATGACGGATGCGGAGGGAAACATTTCGGTTCTACAGCAAACCTCCACCAGTTTGACCAGCCAGGTGAGCGACCTGGAGGGGAACGTCTCCACATTGCAGCAGTCGTCCAAGGCGCTGGAGGTGCGGTTGACAAACGCGGAGGGAGACCTGTCCCGCATCACGGTAACCGTGAACGGCATCACGCAGTCGGTCAGCGACCTTGAGACCGGTCTAAGCCAAACCCTGCGCATCGCCCCCAATGGGGTGACCATCACCAACGCCAGAGGGGACACCCTCACCATCGACGGCGGACAGATTGACGCCACAAACCTGAACCTGTCCGGGCATATCACATTCAACGATTTCAGCTCCCGGTTGCAGGACGACTTCGATCATGTGGAGCAGACCGCGCAGGATGCCTATGATATCGCCGACAAAAACCGGCTGCCCAATTACATCAAATCGACTTACATTGATTCCACGGAGATCCGAAGCCCCACCATCAAGGCCAATGAGTTCAGCGTATACCCGCAGGCGGCGGGCGGCGGCAGCTTCAATATGTATGGTCAGTATAACGGTAGTCTATACCACATGCTGGAGATTTCCTATTTCGCAGGCAGCGCCCCATACGTCGATTTCTCCTCCCCTGCGGGCGCTTTGGCGACGTGGGATTTTCTGTCCACCACTGTACGCGGCAGCGTCGATTTCAGCAACGCAAATGTGCACGGGCTGGACGTGGAAGCCGTGTTCGCATAGGAGGCGGAAGTATGGCAAGTTTGAGTCTGAGCGGCGGTGAGGAAGAGTTTGGCTGGAGGATTACGGGGCTGGGCTCTGCCTTTAACCAGGCCAACGGCTATGTGGAGGCTGGCATCACAAAGTATCAGTTTACGCACTCATCCAGCAGTATTTCAGGTGTAGTGGACAGTGTGCGGGCCCCCGCCTCCGGGGGCTCCACCTCCACAACCCGGCGGTGGGTGGGCTACGACCCCGGTACCTACGATTTTTGGGGCTACACGCGGGTTAAGGATGGAACGTACTGGCCGGCCGGTTCCGGTACGGTTACGGTGGAAAGCCCGGCGGCGCAGAGGCCGGACGACTGGGACTGGTCTTCTGTGATCCAGGCCGGGCGTCCGGTGCGGATCTCCGCCTATGAGTGGAACCAGTTCTGTAACCGAATCAACGATTTCAGGCTTTATGTCGGGCTGCCGGAGTACGGGGCCTTTGAACGGGCCTATTCCGGAGACCCGATTACCGCTGAAATCGTGGAGCACGCGGTCTACGCGATCCGGGCGATGGACCCGCCCGTTTCTACCCCCCGCGCCCCGGCCAGGGGCGACCTGATGCGGGCGAGCATTTTCCTGGATCTGATGGACTCTCTCAATTCAATTTGACTAAGGAGGCACAAGTATGAACGACGCGCGGAACGAAATCAATAACGCCTACAATTTGCTGGCGGCCCTTCCGGTGCGGGGCGACGCGGTGGACGTGGTCGCGGCCTGCCGGATGGCGCTGCGCCGGGCCCTGGAGCTGATGGCTTCCCAGCAGTCCGGCGATACGGAGCCCGGCGGGGACGCGAAGGAGGAGTGAGCATGCTCCCGGATATGGTACACGCCGACGGCATCCGCAAGTATGGGCAGACCCGCTTCGGAGGCTATGACCACCGGCTGGCCGCCGGAGACGGGACGCTTTGGGACATGAAGAACCTGACCAGCGACCTCGCCCCGCTGCTCTCCGCACGGCGGCCCCGGTATCTGGTGGAGACCCTGGCAAAGCCCAACGGCCTGTATGCAAAGGACGGGCTGTACTGGGTGGACGGCACGGTCTTCTACGCCGGGGGAGAGAAAAAGGGCGACGTTGCGGACGGGCGCAAGCAGTTTGCCGCCCTGGGGGCCTACATCATCATCCTGCCCGACAAGGCGTATTACAACCGCCTGACGGGGGAGTTCGGCAGCCTGGAGGCAGGCTGGAGCGGGAGCGCGAAGATTCAGGACGGCACCTACGCGGAAGAGGAGGCCGAGGCCAACACCATCTACGCCTCCGGGGCCGACTGGGATTCCATCTTCAAGGTGGGGGACGCGGTGACCATATCCGGGGCAAAGACCCACGAGAGCAACAACCAGACCATTGTCATCCGGGAGATTGATGGGGACAATCTGCGATTCTATGAAAACTCCTTCACCATCAACAAGGGCGGCGACACGGAGGAGCTGACGGTCAGGCGGGAGGTGCCCGAGCTGGACTTCCTGTGCGAGAACGAGAACCGCCTGTGGGGCTGCAAGGGCGACACCATCTACGCCTCCAAGCTGGGCGATCCCTTCAACTGGAATGTGTTCGACGGAGTGAGCACCGATTCCTACGCGGTGGACGTGGGCAGCGCCGGGGACTTTACCGGGTGCTTTGCCTATCGGGGCTACCCGGTGTTCTTCAAAGAGGAACAGATTTACAAGGTCTACGGGGACAAGCCCAGCAACTTCCAGGTAATGAGCAGCGCGTCCCTGGGGGTGGAGGCGGGCAGCCATGCCAGTCTCGCCATTGCGGGGGAGACGCTGTACTATCTGAGCCGGGTGGGGGTGGTGGCCTACTCCGGCGGTATCCCGCAGAGCGTCGCCGCCCCCTTCGGGACAGACCGCTACCGCAACGGCGTGGCGGGCAGCGACGGGGTGAAGTATTACGTCTCCCTGGAGGACGGCACAGGCGCGCACACCCTCTTTGTCTACGACACCCAAAAGGGCGTGTGGCACAAGGAGGACAGCCTGGAGGCCGTGGGCTTCGGGTGGGACACGGAGCTGTACTTCCTGGGGGCGGACGGCAGGCTGTGGCTCAACGGAAACACCCGCACCGTACCGGAGGACGCCGCGCCGGAGGGCGCGGTGGAGAGCATGGCGGAGTTTGCTGACTTTACCGAGGGCGACGCCAACAAGAAGGGCACCGCCAAGCTCCAGGTACGCATGGAGCTGGACGCCGGGGCGTCGGTCAAAATCGAAATGCAGTTTGACAGCGACGGGGAGTGGCGGGAGGTGACCACCCTCTCCGCCACGGTGAAGCGGAGCTTCTACCTGCCCATCATCCCCCGCAGAAGCGACCACTTCCGCATCCGCTTTTCCGGCACCGGCGGGTGGCGGCTCTATTCCCTGGTGCGGGAGAGCTATTCCGGCAGCGAGCTCAAGAGCAGGCCGGGGCGGCAATAAGAAAGGAGAACCCTATGGCAAAAAGCAGATATACCTATGACCAGTTCCGGAAGTCGGCGCAGGACAGCGGGCTTTGGGGCCAGTTCTCCCAGGCCGACCTCTCGATGGCCCAGCAGAACCCGGATTTCGGCATGTCCATCCTGAAAACCAAGCAGGACTACCGGAACGCCACCACCGACGAAGCGAGGGCTGCGGCCCACCGGCAGGCGGACGCCCTGCGCAGCTCCTGGGGTGGATACACCGGGGGCGGGAATGGCGGCAGCTTTGTCCTTGACCCCATGTCGCCCCGGAACTTCGAGTATGAGGCGGCCCCCACCTATGAAAGCCGCTATGACGACACCATACAGGATTTGATCGCGGGGCTTCTGGATCGGCCGGACTTCTCCTACGACCCGGCCACCGACCCCCTCTACCAGAACTACCGCAAGCAGTATACCAGGGAGGGCCAGCGGGCCACGGCGGACGCCCTGGGCGCGGCGGCG